ATTTCCCATACAGTTTTATATTTTTCACGAATTTCTTGCGGAATGGTATCAATATGTTGAATACTGCCTTGATTGGCAATAATGTTATTTTTGAGTGTTTCGTTCCATAATCCAAGTTCAATAAGAACATTCATCATATATTTGTTTGCTACAATGAACTCACCTGCCATTGTGCGTCGGTTGTAAATATTACTTGTAATCGGTTCAATACATTCGTTGTTGCCTAATATTTGTGATGTGGATGCGGTAGGCATGGGAGCCATCAATAATGAGTTACGAATGCCGTATTTTTTAATGCTTGTTTTGAGACTATCCCAATCATATGACAGACGACTATGGTCGAAGTTTTCCCACATGTCAAATTGGAGAATTCCTTTTGATGCGGGAGAACCATCAAATGTTGAATAAGCACCTACATAATCTGATTTCTTAGACATCAGGTCCCACATGAATTGTTGTTCTTCATCTTGGAAAATTTCGTAATATGCGTTGCGTTCAATAACCTTTTTACTGTAATGGTTTTCGTAAATAAAATCAAATCTTTCTTTTGCGATTTCATTGGATCGTTCCAACGCACCGTGATAAATGGTTTCGAATATTTTGAAATTCAATACTTTGGCATCTTCGCTATGAAAAGGCACATTCATCTTGAAGAACACATCAGCCAACCCTTGAACGCCAATGCCGATCGGACGATGACGCTTATTGCTTCGCTTTGTCTTATCTGTGGGATAAAAGTTGACGTCAATGATTTTATTCAAGTTGTTTGTCACTACTTTTGAAACACGGTGTAGTTTTTCATAATTGAATTGTGTATTTCCGGACGCGTCGGTTTCAACGAATACTGGAAGCCCAATACTTGCGAGATTACATACAGCTGTTTCGTTTTCGTCTGAATATTCAGTGATTTCAGAACATAGATTGGATGATTTGATAATACCCACATTCTTCTGATTTGATTTGCGATTTACACTGTCTTTATACAATAAATAAGGTGTTCCTGTTTCCATTTGTGAATCAAGAATGTGAAACCATAGTTGGCGGGCGTCAACCGTTTCTCGTCCCTTGCCTTCACTTTCGTATTTTTCATACAATTTTACAAAGTCATCTCCATATACATCAGAAAGGCCAGGACATTCGTCAGGACACATTAGCGTCCAAGAACCATTTGTCTTTATTCGTTCCATGAATAAATCGGGAATCCATAGAGCATAAAACAAATCGCGTGCTTTCAACTCTTCATCGCCATGATTCTTACGCATTTGTAGAAACATTTCAATATCTGCGTGCCACGGTTCCAAGTATATCGCGAAACTACCATTACGACGTCCGCCTCCCTGGTCTACATACTTTGCAGTATTGTTAAAAACACGTAACATGGGTACAATACCGTTTGATTTACCATTTGTGCCGCGAATTTGACTACCTGATGCACGAACGTTATGGATATGAAGTCCAATACCACCCGACCATTTTGAAATCAACGCACAATCTTTGAGTGTATTGTAAATACCGGAAATGCTATCGTCTTCCATAGCAATAAGATAACACGAACTCAATTGTGGATGAGGTGTTCCGGAATTGAAAAGTGTAGGCGTTCCGTGTGTGAAATATTTTTGAGACATATAGTTATAGCTTTCTTTAATGTCATCGATATTAGATCCATGAATACCAATACTTACACGAAGCCACATATGTTGTGGACGTTCAACAATTACACCATTAATGCGCATGAGGTAAGCACGTTCAAGTGTTTTGAAACCGAAATAGTCAATAAGGAAATCGCGCTGATAATCAATGAGTTTATCCCATAGTTCTTTGTTATTATTAACAACATCAATGAAATCCTTTGTGACAAGAGGACAGTGCTTACCACTCTTATCTTTGAAGTTGTATAATTTATTCATATTTGTAGTGAAACTACTTTTAACATTCTTCTGGTGATTGGAAATAATAAGTTGGCCTGCAAGGACACTGTATTCTGGACGAATTGAACTCATAGACGCACATTGTTCGGCCATCAATTCATCAATTTGACAGGTTGTAATGTTATCATATAATTGATCTATAACTTTCATAGCAAGGCTGGTGTAGTTTAATTTTTGTATATTTGCATTTTGACCGATTTTCTTTACTCGGTTCAAAATTTTATTAAATGAAACGACTTCTTTTGCGTTATTTCGTTTCATAACAAACATTTCGTCGTCATCGGGAACAATAATACTATCTTTTGGAGATGACATATTTACTACTATTGAATAACTATATAAAATATTTTCTATATTATAACATATATTAATTAACTTGTGAATGACGTCAGAAAACAAATATAGATACTTTAATATGAAAGCAATCGTGGCGTGTGATACACATTATGGAATAGGAATAAATAATACCCTCCCTAATTGGAAACTAAAAAACGATTTGAAAACATTCAAAATGATGACTGTAGGAAATGGTAATAATGCTGTAATAATGGGAAAAAATACGTGGTTGTCATTAGGTGAAAAACCTTTACTAAACCGTATGAATTTTGTATTATCTACTACTATGGCTGAAAAGAATGAAAATGATGTATGGTTTTACAATGATGCGGATGAATTATTGAATGATATATGTGTAAGTAGTTATGATAATGTATGGATAATCGGTGGTTCTCAAATATATGATTTATTTATTGATTATTGTAATAGTATATACATTTCTCGTACACACAAAGAATTCAAGTGTACTACGTTTTTATCTCAAAAGTTAATATCGTTGATAAATAATAATCAATATGTTATTGAAGATGAATATACAGATACAGAAACACACGACGGATATACGCGATATCTATGTAAAATTGATTAATATAGATTATATTATTGTATATAATAAAAATTAAATACAATGGTAAAGTGCTCTTATTGTGAAAGTGGAGAACATAATATATCTTCTTGTAAAGAAGATAATGAATTGATTGATCTTATAATGTGTCATACAAATCAACCCAAATTCACTGCGATGAGTGAAAAACTGTTGCGTCGGTTATCCGCACAACACAAGATAAAAACAACATTGCCAAAACTACAATTGATTATACAATTAACCCGAAAATGGAAAGAACTGAATACGCATAATAATAATAATAAACCATTCACATCAAATGATACAGACTGTGCAATATGTTTTGAAACATTAGAAAATACAAATACTTGTATAACAAAATGCGGACATAAGTATTGTTTAACTTGTATATTGCAGCATTCTCAAAATCGCACAAGTAAAAATAATGTAGATTGTCCTATGTGTAGAACTACTCTATACAAACACGAAGTCTTTATTCCACAATCAATTATTTCAAATAGAAATGTAAATGAAAATATGGATACACGACCGAACGCAAGTGATGTAACATATATTGATGTTAATAACTTAGATAACATAAGAAATGAATTAGAGACCGTAAGAAGTGAATTACATCGTGTAAATGAGAATAGGTCATTTATATATGACGGGACATCAATTCCTTATGATGAATCACCAATACCACAAATAAACGAGACAACATATATTGATGTTGATAATTATTTGCGAAATAATGCTGAAACTACGAATCAGTTTATACAAGATATGGAATTAGTTGATAGTTTGTTTGCAGAACCACCAATGGCAGTGGAATTGATACGCGAGCAATATAGGAATTAAAAAAATGTTATTATATACGAAAATATTAGTTGTTTTTTATTCAAGTTTTATAGCGGTAAAGGTAGGTGATGAATCTAAATTGTGTATTATTTTTATATTTGTATCTTTATTTGTGGTAACAATTACTGGTATAGGAGCATCGCAAGTTGTCGTGGTGCTATTTGAACGGGGTTTTGAAGCACGATGTTCGAACCCAGTTTTACGTTCTTCCAAAATAGTATTCCAAGTATGTGTAATTGATTCAATACAATGGGAAAACCATTTACGATTGCGTTGGACGATAACACACGAATATTCATCAAGATAATAATAAAATCTATTATAAAGTGTGTATTCTCCTTTGAGCTTATTTTCGGTTTCTGTAATCCACGAATCAACACATTCTTTTTTGTATTCATCTGATAATGGATAGTATTCATACAGTGGTTTGTATGCATCACTATCATCGGCGGTTTTTATATTTTTTGAAAAGTACAATACTATGCCTTTGTATTGGTGATTATCATCTCCATAGAATTCCTCTTCAGGATATTCTTTAAAACGTGTTTCTAAGAAATCACAACATTCAAGCTCACATACTTCCATCTGTAATTGCATTTGGACCCAATATTCTTCTTTTGGTACAGAAGTTATATCACGATTCACAATATTTTTGATTTCCAACATTCTTCCATATAATGGACTATTTTCATCTGTTACAATACCATCCGGTGAAGCACCAATATATGGATACTTTTTATGCGTAATGCAACCAAAATCGCCAACCTTCGTATTATATCTTTTCTCATATAACATAATGCTAACAGGTTCGTATTTATTTCCCCATTCCATAGGACCACCATAGAACTGTGGTTTCGACTTAGTGCTACATTTTTCAAAAATGATACTGTTTCGTGTGGATTCACTCTTGAATATTTTCCACATGCTACTTGCTGTAAGTTTATTTTGTCGCGTACTATACCATTCATCTGTTTGTTGCTGGTGTGTATTTTGTTCATCTAACCAGATTAACTGACTCTGTATAGAATCAGTGGGTTGATATTTATTTGAATTGTGGTTAGTAACATATGGTATTATATTATTCATTGTCTCATATGTATTTATCATATAATCAATATTGTTTTTATCCAATTGATATACTGAAATATCATATATACAAGATTCAAGTATGCGACGAAATTTATGTCTGAAATAATCAACAAATATATCGTCAATAACATAATTAATAATGTCATAAACATATTCGCACTGTTCGTCTTGATTCAATTCATATCCAGAATCCGAATCCGTATCTGATATATCATCGGCGGGATGTTGATTTTCCATAGTTATATGTTATTACACTATTATTTTTAATAGGTTATAATATATTTATTGATAGTTCAATTTTTACTTTTCGCCTTTATTTTTAGGTGTAAAATTCTTCATCATTGGTTTTCTAAATTCGTTATTCTTGAAAGAGTAATTTTTACTTTTTTCATTAAAATATAGATTAGGAATATTTTTAATCGTCCCCGACTCTATATCATATTCCACGTCTTTGGCTTTGTTAATTCTATTTTTCATAATACTATTTACTAAATAGTCTTCCAATTTAGAGTTGCTTTCAGGGTTATCGCTATGTCTTCGTGAATATTCTCTAACTATTTTTATCTTAATATTCTTACTTAGCTTAATCCAAGGCTTATTTACATTATTATCATCGTCCATCATCTTTTGGATACGTTCGTTGTCTGTAAACATTTTATTTGTATATATTCTTTATATTGTGTTATATTTAACCATTTTTACTATATATACTTATGAAAAAAATCACATTGCCACAAGAAAAAGAGTCAAAGAAAGTAAAAATAGAGAAGGATAAACGAGATAGAAAAATTATATCCAGTAATCAATGGGTATATCATGATATATCACAGGTTCGCGAACATGAAATTGTAAACGAATGTATTTCAAATGAAATAAATAATGATACAAAATTATTGCGTTCTCAAATAAAAGGGAAACTTCATTCTTATAAAGGTCAAGATAAGACAAAGACATTAAAAGAAGACGAAAACGATTTCATGGATGTAGAATGTGTATTAAAATTATTACAAGAAAGTAAAAATACATGTTATTATTGTAATTTATATGTAAAACTTTTTTACGAGAAGGTTCGGGAACCTACCCAATGGACGCTTGAACGTCTTGATAATTCTCTCGGACATAATACAAATAATTGTGTAATATCGTGCTTGAAATGCAATCTTTCGCGACGTACAATGTATCACGAAAGATATACATTAACAAAGCAATTACAAAATATCATTAAAAAAACATAAAGTGTTTTCATTATCTTTTATAATGTATCAAATAAATACTATATTAGATACCTTTTTACATAAACGACAAATTCCACATTTGATATTTCACGGTCGTGATCATAGTAAAAAGATTGAAATCGTAAATGACTTTTTAAATAAAGTATACTATTTTGATTTGAAAATGAAAAAAGATAATGTATATAGTGTGGATTGTTGTTATAGTAAAGGTATTAAATTTATTCGTGAGGACCTGAAATTATTTGCAAAGAGTAATGTCTCGAATAACCGCAATGGATTTGCATTCAAAACAATTGTATTGTATAACGCAGATTATTTAACAGTTGACGCACAATCAGCATTGCGGCGATGTATAGAAGTATTTAGTCATAATACACGATTTATATTGGTAGTAGAGAATAAATATAAATTGTTAAATCCAATATTATCTCGGTTCTGTGAATTATATGTGAATGATACTGAAACTCCAATGAAATGGGTAAATGGCAATACATTTATCGAAAAGTTCAACGACTATTATAATAGTACTATGAAAGGACATAAGAAATCCCATTCCGATATAATTAAATGTATATCATATTGTATCCATAATGGAATATGTTGCTTTCATATACTACATTGGATGAAACGACAGAAAATCAAAGAACATATAAAACAAGATATATATGTATATTTTGATACAATACGGATTGATTTCAGATGTGAAAAAACGTTGATATTACAATTTTTGAATTATATATTTTTCGTTCAAAAAGCAGTATAAAAAGATTTTTATAATTTATACAAATGGACGATTTTGTAACAGCAAATTTAAACGAATCCCGTAATGAATGGTGTGCGCGTTTAGTATCTATATTTTCACCATTAGTGATCGAGGGTGTTAAATCAATATTTGATGAATCTTGGAAACTTTGCGTAGAAAACGACGAAGTGAATAAGTATTTAATGACATTCCAAGAGTTACTAACGCGTATACCCAAATGGAATAATGAAATCATTTCACATGAGAAAAAACGTATTATAGAAAGAAGCGGATGTAATTATCTGGAAGATTTAATCACATGCGTCCATATTATCCAACTCAAGGTATTGACTTGCATCCGTGTAGGAAACAAACAGAAAAAGATTGATATATCCATTCCCAAATTGGATGATTTTATTCATAAGGTTTATATTCATTGTGCTCGCAAGATATATTCAAACGTATATTTATTTGAAAAGAACATTAATCCGTTACAAATTCAAAAGAATCATCGTGAGTTAGAACTCATCGTCCAAGAATGTTTAATGATATCTATTCGTGATTCAATTCCCACTGAAGATATTATTCGCGCGTATATGGATGAAGGTGTCGAAGAAGAGGAACAAGTTATTATTGAAGATATTCCAACAAAATCAGAACATTCTGATAATGGAGTTGTTAATGACTCTATTGTCCTACCTTCAAAAGAACCTGACCCCCAACCCGAAATGAAGGAACCCGATGAAACATATAAAAAGGAAGAAGAACCACCTATTGAATTGGGTATAAGGGATTTGGATGACGAAAAGGTGGTTACTAAGTTATCATTTAATGATATGGATACAGTATTGGATACTGATAATAATATATCAAATATTGAAGCCCCAAAAAATATTGAACGTCTTGAAGAAATTAGCGTGTCGCGCGCATTAGAACGCCGTATGGAAGAAGAAAATGATTTTGACGATGATGAAGCACTTAATATAAGCGATGAAGTTATCAATTTGAACGATTTTGAGGATGTTTCAAGTATTGTGAAAGTAAATTAAATCTAATGCGTTAGTTATAATAAATTATTGCCTAGTATTTTATTATAAATATGGAAAAAGAATTTGCTTTTTCGTTATTGGTGTCTATTTTTTATGGCATATTAAAGTTTGTTGAAATGAAATACATTGAAAAGGAATGGAAATCTGTGAAATTATTGGTTCGCGACATAATTATGGTAATGATTTCTTCTTTTGTTGGCATCGTCATATTCGTCCAATATCATCAATCATTTAGTAATTTTTTTAGTGTCATTACTGATAATGTAATGTTGGATACTACTAACACAAAAGTGTATACGGATATGCCGTCGTTTTAAATTATGATATAATTATAATCTGTTTATATCATATAATTATGAATGCTTTTGAAGATAATGACTACAAACCCGAGTTTATTAGTATACTAAATGAATATAGTGAACTATTACAGAAGCGGGGTGACTACATTAAAGCTAAAATATATCGTCGTGCTCATGATAATTTAGTCAATTATAGCGAACCTATATACAAGGTGGAAGAATTATCAAAATTATCAGGATTTGGACCGGGTATTATAAATCTATTAAATGAATATGTTTCTTCTGGAAAAATAAATCTATTGGAAAAGGAACGAAACAGACCCGAAAATGTTTTAAGTGAGATCTATGGCATTGGACCCAAAAAGGCCCGTGAATTGGTAAATAATGGAATTACAAGTGTAAGCAAACTACGAGAATCCCATAATAATAATCCCAAACTATTAAATGACGTCCAAACGAAAGGATTGAAATATTATGAAGACATTATTCTGCGTATTCCTAGAAATGAAATAGTATTATACAGTGAAATATTTAATAAAGTATATGATACCGTAAAAGATGATACAAGTAAATACGAAATTGTGGGAAGTTACCGTCGTGGTTCTCAAACATCCGGAGATATTGATCTAATTATTACATCTGAAAATAAAGACATATTTGTAAATTTCATTGATAAGTTAATAGAAGATAACATTATTATTGAGGTATTGTCACGAGGACCCACCAAGTCACTTGTTATTTGCAAACTGGATGAAAATAGTATTGCACGCAGAGTAGATTTCTTATATTCTACCCGCGAAGAATACGCTTTTTCAATACTTTATTTTACAGGAAGCAAGGAATTTAATACAGTAATGCGTGGATATGCATTAACAAAAGGATATTCGCTCAACGAACACGGGTTGTATAGAAAAGAAAAGGGAAAAAATAAGGAAGATAAATTACAACAAGTATTTTTAACCGAACAAGATATATTTGAATTCTTGGGACTCGTATATAAAGAACCGGATGAACGACGAAGTGGCAATGATGTGATTAAAAAGGATGGCACGCCCGTAAAAGTAAACGATGTTATTATGAAACATGATAATAAGACATTGAAAAATAAAACCGTAAATAAATCAAATAGAACACGAAAGGAAAAAGTGGTTGTTTCTGAAGAACGAATCAAATTTAAAAAAATGAAAAAAGATGAATTACGTGGATTATTGGCAAGTTATATGGGATTGATCCCGAAAAAAAGCAATTTGAAACATATGAAAGACAAGGAAGAATTGATAGATAAAATTATTGAATTTCAAAAACAAACGGAAATTCAAGAACCCGAATCCAATGTAGAAGAACCCGAATCTAATGTAGAAGAACCCGAATCCAATGTAGAAGAACCCGAATCCAATGTAGAAGAAGTGGTTACTGAGACAGTGGACCATCCAGTTCAGCAAACAAAGAAGAAGCGAGGACGCCCGAAGGGAATTAAAAACAAGACACAAAAAATAAAAAAAGATAAACCAGAACTCTTGAAATCAATTAAAGAAGAAATAACAGAAGAGAATATAGAAATGAAAAATAAGAAACCAAAAACAACAATGAAAGAGGAAGATGTTATAAAAATGATGGAGGACTTCAAAACAAAAGGAATGTCATTATTGGAAAGACTTAATAAAAAAGAATTGGAAGACATTATTATTGTTGCAAACAAACAATTCCATTCATATAACGAACAAAAAGGAGAACCTACGTTATCAGACAATGAATATGATATAGTTAAAGAATATATCGAACAAAAATACAGTGATTCTTCCATATTAAACGAAGTTGGTGCCGAATTTGAAAAAAACAAAGTGGAATTACCTGTAAATATGCCATCAATGGATAAAATCAAACCAACAACAAATGCATTAGAAACGTGGGTAGAAAAATACAAAGGTCCATATGTATTATCTTGTAAATTAGATGGGGTAAGTGGTTTATATTATAGCAAAGACGGACAAAGAAAGTTATATACTCGCGGTAATGGTTCAGTCGGACAAGACGTATCACATTTATTGAAGTATATAAACGGTATTCCGGATATTAAAGATGTAATCGTTCGCGGTGAATTTATTATTTCCAGAAAAACATTTGACGATAAATATAGTAATAAATTCTCAAACGCACGTAATCTTGTTGCTGGTATTGTAAATAGTAAAAAAATAGATAAAAAGGCAAAAGATGTGGATTTTATTAGTTATGAAATGATTGAACCCGAATTGAAACCGAGTTTACAAATGAAGACAATGAACGAAAATGGTTTCAATGTAGTAAAGAATGAAGATACGGACACCTTATCAAACAATATGCTATCGGATATATTAGTTGATTGGCGAACAAATTACGAATACATTATAGATGGTATTATTGTAAGTGACGATAATGTATATAAACGCACAATCAAAAATCCGGACCATTCGTTTGCTTTCAAAATGGTATTATCCGACCAAGTGGTAGAAGCCAAGGTAGTTGATGTATTGTGGAACGCAAGTAAAAGTGGTTATTTGAAACCACGTGTTAGGATTGAACCTGTAAATGTAGGTGGTGTAAAGATTGAATATGCAACTGGATTCAATGGAAATTTCATAGAAGAAAACAAAATAGGTGTTGGTGCTATTATACAAATCGTCCGTAGTGGTGATGTCATTCCTCATATTAAGAGCGTAACAACCCCTGCCGAAAAAGCCAAAATGCCGGATGTTCCATATACGTGGACCGATACACACGTGGATATTATATTAGAAAATAAAGATGATGATGTAACTGTATTGGAAAAGAACATTACCTCGTTTTTCACATCTTTGGAAGTAGACGGATTATCTCAGGGAAATGTGAAACGTATTATGAAAGCCGGATATAATAGCATATGTAAAATATTAGATATGGATGAAAAGGATTTCTTGAATGTAGAAGGCTTCAAGGAAAAGATGGCGAAAAAAGTATATGATAGTATATCTTCAAAGGTTAAAGACGCCTCACTAATAAAGATAATGGCAGCATCAAATAAATTCGGTCGTGGAATAGGAGAACGTAAAATAACACCTATTATGGAAGCATATCCCAAAATATTAGAAACAACTGAACCAAATGAAGAAAAGATGAAAATGTTAATGACAGTAAATGGTATTGGTAAGGAAAACGCAAAATCATTCGTGGAAAATATACCAGTATTTTTAGAATTCATGAATCAATGTAAGCTAACCTATAAATACAATGAAAACACCGAAGAGAAAGTGGAAGATAGTGTGAAAGAGGGAAATCAAGACCATCCATTATATATGAAAAAGGTAGTAATGACAAAGGTTCGCGATAAAGAAATAATTGATAAATTGACATTATATGGCTCAACCTTGGAAAACAAAGTAGATAAGAATACATTTGCGTTGATTGTAAAATCCAAGGATGATGTGTCAAATAAGACAAAAAAAGCATCAGAATTGGGAGTACCAATATTTACACCGGAAGAATTCATTGAGAAATATCTCAATTAGATGATAAAATGGAATTTATCCATTAGGATAACATACAATGATTAAAATTGTATGTTATATGCTCTACGCGTATGATGGAATATTATCTATGTTGATAAAACAATGTGTTTCATCAATACAATCAATGGTATGGTATTTACTGAATACTTCGCGTTCCAATTGTTTTTCTGGCGTATGAAGATGGACGACGCGGGCAATCATTTTATATAATTTGAAATTTGGATACCTTTCATCGCCATTTTTTTTATACAACATATTTTTACCATTATCATCACAACACCATTCGTAAATGATTTTCTGGAAATCATCAAAATCACTTACCGCTCCTTCATCGTCAATAATAAAATCATATATAGAACATCCCAGACGACATAAGTCAAAACTATAATTGGGTTCAATGCGTTTTTTTGTTGATTCATAAAATGGACCAAAGTTGTATTGCGTATTTGCGTCTCCGTCCTTTTTAAAACTATCACTACAATATACATTATTGTTGAATGTAACAATAGAACGTCCAAAGTCAATAAGTTTGAATATTTTTCCATAAGTAGGAACCTTGTATTGGATGTTATTATACATATAATAAATGTATGGAATGTCAGTGCTCTCATACATAATATTATTCGTATGTAAATCATTATGTGTAAACTTGAATGCTTTTTGAAGAGTAAGTAGGATCATTATAATTTGAAATAATGCAGATAAATAGTGGTCTGTATCAAAATCTTTAGAGTCGTTCAATAAATTATCAAATGTATTTTCACACTTAGAAAGCGCAATCATAATCATAGGGAAATTATCAATATACGCATATAATGGTTCTTCCTCAACACTGCTATCATAATCAATAGAACTTTCATAACCATTATCTTCTTCTTCGTCAGAATGAGTATGTGATGAATTACAGTTTTGGTCGCTTATATTACTATCTGTATCGCTTACATCACTGTCGTCACTGTCATCGTTTTTAGATAAATCAGTGTGCTCTTCCAAATTATTAATAGATAGTTCAAGTAACTCCGGTTCGGGTAGTTTAGAAGTTTTATCTTGATGAAGTGGTATTGTATCAATAGAATCCGGTGTAAATGTAATGTTATCAAAATCATTCAATGAAATATCGTGACTAAATGATAAAGATTTTTTATGTTTCAATGTTTGTTGTCTTGTTTCATTTTGTAAAAAATCCTTTGAAAAAATGTTGGTATGGAAAAGATTTCCAATATGTTCCTGAAAGAAATCTTGTTCCTGTAGAAATTCAATATCATCTACTACATTCATTCTAAATTGTTTTTGGATACCTACAATAGAACCAAAATACTTAACCCCGTGTTTGAAATTATGCTTTTCGCGCAAAAGGTTAATCAACGCACACGTAAAATTATCAACATATGAAGCATTGTGTACGGATTTCAGCTTTTCGTGATAGTCTTGGTTCTCGTTATGTTTAACAAGAGTGGTAATATGTTTATCGTATTTGTATTTTCCCATCATATAATGACAAGGGTCCAATAGTGGTGCATATTTGAAGAAAATCTCTTGTTGTGTTATATTTCCACTATTATCAATAACGTGTTTATTATCATAAATATGTTGGGCATGATTGAATTGTAAATTAGTGTATGAAATATCTAATGTATCAAAATTGTTATAAATCGGATTATAATATGTTATATTTGAGATATCATATGGGAAATAGTCTAACTCATCACACTCCCAACCATCTAATTTGGGTATATGTTTGATTATTTTGATTTCCATATTTTAGCTAAACCTCTAATAATGTATTATAATTTATTAATTACATAGATTAAACACATATAATAGGTGCGTTAGTAAATGATTTAGATAATATTAATATAGTAAAATGACATTAGAGTTAAAAAAATTTGATATGCGCCATATAACATTTAAGCCTGATGAAAATAAGGGACCTGTAATTGTATTGATCGGAAGACGTGATACCGGTAAGTCATTTTTGGTTCGTGATTTACTATTTTATCACCAAGATATACCCATTGGAACCGTGATATCAGGAACAGAAGCAGGGAATGGGTTCTATGGAGAACATGTTCCCAAATTATTTATTCATGAGGAATATAGTTCAATATTAATAGAGAATATATTGCGACGTCAGAAGGCGGTTCTCAAACAAGTAAAGAAGGAAACAGATACATATGGGAAATCAAAAATAGATCCGCGTGCGTTTGCTATCCTTGATGATTGTTTATACGATCAATCATGGACTCGTGATAAATTGATGCGATTGTTATTTATGAATGGTCGTCATTGGAAAATTATGTTAATTATTACAATGCAATATCCGTTGGGTATACCACCAAATTTACGTACAAATATAGATTATGTATTTATTCTCCGCGAGCCTTACCTGACAAACCGAAAGCGTATATGGGAGAATTATGCGTCAATGTTTCCAACATTAGAATCATTTAGTGCGGTAATGGACCAGACAACTGAAAATTATGAATGTCTGGTAATAAATAATAATGCTAAGTCAAATAAATTAAACGACCAGATATTTTGGTATAAAGCAGAGAACCACCCAGACTTCAAACTGGGTTCAAAAGAATTTTGGGAGTTATCAAAGGGAATTGGTTCAGATGATGAAGATGAAGCATATGACCCAAGTAAATCAAAAAAGAAGTCGGCCGGCCAACAAATTAATGTAAAAAAATCAAAATGGTAAAAATTGAATAAATAAACATAATAATAATATTTATAATTATTATTATACAAAAATGGATTCGGAACTATTGGATAATGTAAAACAACGAATATCAAAAAACAAATACGACAATTACGAAAATATCCTCTTTCCAGCAGTGTCGTATGCACAATCCAAAGCCGCGTATGATACACTGATGAAATTTAAGATATTGAGTAAGCAAGATGATTATGTATGCTATGGGTGTTGGGGACAACTAAATCAAATGTTTTGTTTAAACTATAACAATGAATTCTATATATTTACGATCATTGAAATCCCAAATAACGATAGTATAGAAAGCAAGTATACAATAAATTACCTGTTTGTTTTAGACGACGACTATTTATACAATTTGAATATTACATAAATTACGATTCTATATATTCCAGTATATGTTCTATATATTATTTTCTATTGATTCGGAAGATGTGATTTCATTTAAGTCCAAACTAGGAACGCGAGAACGCGGAGGACTATGATCTGGTGTTTGTGGTCCCAAACGGACTTCAATGCCATCACCATCAGATTCATCGTCACTATCAATAGTAATATCATCACTGTCGTAATCATAATATAAATCGTGTAATGGAGTAGAATGGTAATTACGATTATTCATAAATCCACTGTATTTATAACTATGGGGTCCTAAATCAAGAATGCGATTATACACAATGTTTTGACACTTGAATTTATTTTCATACATATGGAAAACACTATACATTTTTTCTTTATAATGGGAGGTTAGGAATTCATTTTCAACATCTATGCTTGGATTAAATAAAACGTGTTTATCGTGATAATCATTAGAGTTGATAAAATTATTATAACTGCTCGGTTTGATAATGACTCTTCCAAATGTAGGATTATATTCAATAAAGTTTACAATATTTGCTTTAAAGACAGATAATTTTTGAAAATATTCATGATATGTTAGTGAATACTTTATTTGCATATAATACGAATAGAACGGTTTAAATGCGTTAATTAGTAGTGCTTCTGGAAATTTATCATTAATATTAATGTGATTTGTTTTAAGTATAAATAGATGATTAATATTACCAATCATTCTTTTTAGATCACTAATTAAATCTTCTTGACAAAGATTATCAATATAATGTTTAATATTCCGTTTCAATAAATAGTTATAATGATTTTCTTTGATAGTTGTAATGTCAAAATTTGAATCAAAGAAATAATCAAATGTTTTATGCTGGAATATTGTGTTAAATTTATATTTGAAATAAATATTATATAATGTAGACTTTGAAAAAACAATATTGTTATATGGATTTTTTATAAATCTTGGAGAAATAAAGAAGAAATCCCCCGATGTGAGATTATGTTCTACCATATTCAACAAATCGCATACTGTGAAATCGTATAATTTTTTATTTTGACATACAGTAATACAATGTTTAGATACTGGGTCAATTTCAGTCATATTCATATCAAATGTTATTTGTTTGGGATATATCTTTTGTTTAACAATCTCGCGGAATTTAATAAGAGCAAAATAGACCTTTTGAAATTTGCAAAAATTTTCTATAAATACAGATTTTACTTGTTTATGTGTAAATGGTGCGTCCAATACTTCTTTGTATAATTCAAATTTGGTAATATCTTTATATACACAGAAATCAATGAAAACTCGTTTAGTAAAATTATTATGATGACAGTTAAAATGATATTCATTATTAATTATTTCTTCTTCAATCTTAATGTAATTCTCAAAATCATTGCAGATATTTATATATTGGTACTCTTTCTTACAATTATACATATTATAAATAATTTTCTTGAATAATATATTAGACATCTTATAATAAATAGTGTATTATATTTATACTATTTATTGAAATATTTTTTTAGTCACTTTTTTTAGCATTAAGCATATTCTGCAAGATAGCATCATTGTTTTGTGACTGAGATTCTTCACTTGCGACTTCACGACTTTCAAAATCAACGGTTTCAGAAACACCTACAAGATTTCCTTCTTCATCAATAGTCTGTGTTAGAACATTTCCAGTTTGTTCGGCGGTTTTAATATTTTCTTCAATTGCTTTACGTTTGGTTTCACGAACACGTGTTTCAAACTCTTCCTTTGCCTTCAATTCATTTTTCATTTTTTCGCTATGAAGTTGGTTGAGCTCTTCTTCCATGAATTCAACACGACCAGTCTTATACGCATCAGGATCCCAAGGAATCCACATACCAACCGGGCCCACAAAGATATCGTGGTTCGGGTCTAGTTCTCTCAGTTTCTTGCAACGCATTTCGGCTTCTTCTTGAGTATTATATACGCCTCTAACCTTTAATCCGCGCACAGATGTTTGAAAAGAGTGTTTAAGATTGAATTTTTCACTCAATCGCTCTTCATTTTTATCCAAGAATGTCTTGTAGTCGTCATCAATTGGAGTAGATTGTAGTTTTTCATTTTCTTCTTTAGCAAATTCATTTAAGTCTTCAATAACCTTTTCTGCTTGAATGTTATACTTATATGAAATGAACTGAAGAAATTCAAAAAATTTAGAGAAAGATTTAGTATAATCCCAAGTCTTTACAAATTCTTCCATAATGAAAAGTTCGCGTTTCTTCAAAATATTTTCAGGAGAAACAAAAGAAAGACAAGAAAACTTCTGTCCGGTAATTGGGGTATCTTCGTCGCACAAATCAACATATTTAGGATTTGGTTTCCCGTCAACCATTTTTCTTTCGAAAGATGACATTATATATTTATTTAGGAACCATAGTTTTATATATATTTGTAAATAATTATATTTGTATATAATATATTATGAACGGTGTATTAGACTTCCAAGAACTCGTAAAACGCGTAGTAAAATACCTTGTTGAAGGTTTAGTTGTTGCTATTGTAGCATTCTCTATCCCCAAGAAACAATTAAATGTTGAAGAAATCATTGTTATTGCCCTTGCTGCCACAATGACATTCAGCATCCTTGATGTGTTTGTCCCTGCAATGGGTCAAACTGCCCGCACAGGTGCTGGATTCGGTATTGGCGCCAACCTTGTGAGATTCCCTCGTATGATGTAAATTAATTAACACTATGTTGAGGATATTAAATTAATATATTGATATTTTATATATTAATCAAAATGAATGAAAAAGAAATGTTAATGTTCTATCATACCGCATTGCGAAATGTCGGTTTATATACATCTATATCATTTGCAACATTAGGATATAGTAGAGTATATCGTCCAGACGGTTATTATTATAATAACCTATTAATAATTATAAGTCTAGTTTTTACAATAATTGCTTTTACCATTAATTACATATTATTACAAGAACTATATGATTTTTCAAAAAAGAATGATGATGTCACACGTATAGATAAATGGATTATCATTCCTGAGATAATAGTGGTTATTGAAATATTACTATTACTAATTGCTTTGAGTACATTAATTCATAATATTTAGACAGTAGGAAAGAACTGCCAATCAAGCTCTTTACATACTTCTTTCCAAATCATATCTTGTTCTAATTGTTTATCCCTATCTTTCATCATAGGTATAAATGGCAGATATTGTGTTTGATCGAGAAGCACACATAATTGATACAGTGTATATGTGTAATTGAAAAAGTTGGTCCTACTTGGCGGACAATGAAGCGCCCACGGTTTTTGGATTTCAATAAATAAAACACACAATGTTTCATGCAATTCCTCATTCATTAGTGGAGGCTTGATACCAAAAAGAGAATTTATATATTGGATATGTTCGAAAAATTTGTTTAGTCCCAACTTACGCAGAATTTCTCGCATTTTATTATAATTTAACTCTCGCATATCTTTAATGCGCTCTTTTTTAATTCGGTTTTTAATTGCTTCAATGACATCATCGGGTATTTGGGTTGTTTCTTTTGCTTGAAATTGAGCCAAGATTTCTTTGAAATGATTTAAACGGATATATGCTGTATACGATACTTCATTTGGTGGTTCCTTGTTAGATGGTTTATTACTGTCTACAATATAAGTGATGAACTTTCCGCATTTTTTATTATTACAAATCATAATACCTTCCTCTTCTTGTGCGATCATTTCACCGATTTGACAAAAATCACAATTATCGCAGTTAATTACAAAGTCATTTGAAATGAGTGTTTCGTTATCCACATTTTTCCAAAATTTCCTATATAATTGTTTGGATTTTCTGTATTTATCTTCTTCATTATCTTCGGTTATATTATTGGATTTCTTTATTTTGAAGAAACAGTGCATCGCCTTACTATTACGCTTAATATTCGCATTATTATTGATTTGTTGTTTTTCTTCAAAATAATTGAAAATAATTTTGCTGTTTTCAAGGAAATATTTTTTTTCTATACTGGATAACCGTCGTATTTCGTTACGTATTTCAGTTATTTTATCCTTCGTATTCATAATACAATCAACTTTGTTTCGTGGCATAGTTTTTAACTGTTTTTTTAGTTCTTCCTTTTCAGTTTGTAAATTTGGTATTAATGTGTCGTAAATACTTTTAAAATATGCTAACATTTCATCGTGTTTTATATCAATAGATATAAGTTGTGAATTTGGATTATTTGACATTTTAATTAAACATGCATCATTTAGTTTATATATATTTTACACCAAAATATATATCGTCCAATTATTAGAAATAATCTCAAACTATCTTGTATATAATGACAAACATACAACATATAATAACAGATTTAAAAACTCCTGATAAAACAATAGAAATTAATTCTAAACAATTTCAAAAAATGGTTTTCATAACAAATGCTATACACGATGGATGGAGTGTAAAAAAAAAAGATGATAGATATATTTTTTCCAAAAAACACGAAAACAAAAAGGAAGTGTACGATAAAACATATTTAGAGAAATTTATATTAACAAGTCAAGAATTTCAAAGTATTTAACAATGATATATATTATTCTAATAGAGCTTTTGCAAGGTCTACTCGGTCCATTTTATCGCTTTCGCAAGGTTCCTCTTCATTGACGTCATTTGTCGGGTCATCATTATCAACAAAGCATAATCCGTGTATTGTAATCATCATTAATTTATAACATCTGTCAAAAACCATATTAATACATATAAACAGTGAATTTGTTTATATATATTTAGGAAAATTACATAAAATTTTTGTAAAAAGATATTTAATTCGTTTTTTTTTCAAATTATTTTCTATATACATAATATATAATAGAAAATGGGTGGAGCTCTTATGCAACTCGTAGCTTACGGCGCTCAGGACGTCTTCCTTACCGGAACTCCTGAAATCACATTCTGGAAGGTTTCTTACCGTCGCCACACAAACTTCGCGATGGAATCTATCGAACAAACTTTCTCCGGACAAGCTGACTTCGGTCGCCGCGTAACATGCACCATCAGCCGCAATGGTGATCTTGCTTACCGCACCTACCTCCAAGTCACTCTCCCTGAAATCAACCAAGGCATGGGCGGCGGTGCTTTAAACGCCCGCTGGTTAGATTTCCCCGGAGAACAACTCATCGCTCAAGTTGAAATTGAAATTGGTGGCCAACGCATTGACCGTCAATACGGTGACTGGATGCACATCTGGAACCAACTTACACTTTCTTCCGAACAACAACCCGGTTACAACAAGATGGTCGGCCACACCACTCAACTCACCCACGTAGTTGATGCCTCTTACGCCGCCATCTCCGGTCCCTGCGCTGGTTCCTCTGCCGCCCCCCAAACATGCGCTGCCCGCAAGGACCTCCCCGAAACAACACTTTACGTGCCCCTTCAATTCTGGTACTGCCGCAACCCCGGTCTTGCTCTTCCCCTTATTGCCCTTCAATACCACGAAGTCAAGATCAACATTGATTTCCGCGCCATCGGTGAATGCTTATGGGCCGTATCTGGTGCCGCCTCTGCTACCCAAGCCTACCAACAATCCCTTGTTGCTGCCTCCCTCTATGTTGACTACATCTTCCTTGACACAGATGAACGCCGCAAAATGGCCCAAAACCCCCACGAATACCTCATCGAACAAGTCCAATTCACTGGTGATGAATCCGTAGGCTCCTCCTCCAACCGCATCAAACTCAACTTCAACCACCCCTGCAAAGAACTTGTATGGGTCGTCCAACCCGATGCCAATGTTGATTACTGCAGCTCCCTTGAAAGCGACGCTGCCTTATTCGCTCTTAAGGGCGCCCAACCCTTTAACTACACAGATGCGGTTGATGTGCTCCCTAACGACATCTCTGCCTTCGTCACACGTGCCGATGCTGCGTCCATGGTTGACACTAACGAATTCACCGATGCCCCTGCTGACTCTGCTGGTGCCTCCGTAGGTGATGCCGCTGGATACGTGCTCCAAGAAGCCTCCCACGAAATGCACTGCTGGGGTGAAAACCCTGTCGTCACCGCGAAACTTCAACTTAACGGACAAGACCGCTTCTCCGAA